GGTGTCTACTTCAGTATGTTTCTGGTCCACCGCTTTATGCGGTTCAGAGCCTACAGGATTTTGACCGTGAACACTGGCCACTTTTCTTCGGGAGGCCGCATGTATTACCGCCAGAGCGTCGACGGACCCCTTTACAAGGTTGATCTGAAGAAGTCTAAGGGTAGCGATCTCGCCGGAAACCTTGTGTGTCCAGAGTTTGAGTATTTCACCGTTGGCGGTTCCTTTCTGGGCTTCTCTGAGTCCACACTTGCAGGGTCCCAACCGGTGAAACGCATTGCCAGCACTGCCCTCCCTCAGGGGCTTGTGATCCTGTTTGACGGGGAAGCCGTCGCTGGGGTAGGTTGGAGGTTTGACGATACTCTCGTCACCGCACGCCACCTGGCCGACAACGTCTCCGAACTCTGGGTCCAGGGGTCGAAGTCACGCATCCGTGTGAACACTTGCTTTTCTACGCCTCCGCGCGATAACTATGAACACACGGGTGCCGACATTGCAACAGCGGTGCTGCCGCAAAGCACTTGGTCACAAATTGGGTCTAAGGCCATGAAGCGTACACAGCTCTCCATTCGTGGGTCCGGCAGGGTCCGCGTTTATGGAGCCGACGCTGAAGGCGTGTATGAATCCTATGGAGACCTCGTGCCTAACAGTCTTGAACAGACTAAGTACGGCACCATCGGCTATAAGGTCAGTACCTTGCCAGGTTTTTCTGGCAGCCCCGTGATCTTGCGTACTCCTAACGGCGGCAATGCCGTCGTTGGTATGCATATTTGCGGTGACTATGGGAAGAATGGGCAGAACCATGGCGCGTGCGCTGCGGCTTTGTCCTTGCACCTTACTGGCACAGTCAGTTGCGGAGCGAAGCTTACCTTGGACGCGCTTCTCAGCGAGTCCCCTCTGCCCAAAGACAAGCAAGACATTTTCCATACGTGGGCAGATCTTGAAGACTACACCCTCTCCCAAGAGGCTTCCCCCGGTATTAGGGGCATGTACCATGACAAAGACACTTGGGACCAGGCTGACCGTGAGATTCGCGATCAGCTCTGGGGTGAAGAGGAGCAATGGGCCAACGACAGCTGTTTGCGCAAGCGTCAGCCGAGGCCAGAGGTTATGGACTGTGTCCTGCCTTTCAGCGAGACTACCTTGCCGATGGAGCCAAAGCCCGCCCCAGGTTTGACCCTGGAGCCCGCTGAGGAAGTCATCGAGTTGGACCCTCATGCCTTTGAGGAGTCAGACTATTTGTCCCCCCCCGGGGAGACAGAGCAGGAGCTCAGCCTACGTTTGGCGGCGGCCCTTGACTCGTCCGAAGGACAACTTCTTGGTGATTACAAGAAGGCCGTGGATTCCTACGCGCCGCAATTTGCCCCGCTTTTGACGGGCTTCCTTAAGGGAGAAGTTCCGTGGTCTACCACGACTACTGCCCCTTCGAAGTTCCCGCAGGAGCTTGTGCCAAAGCGCGCCGCCACTCCAGAGGATATCAACCGCCTTTTCAAGAAATTGTTTGAAGGCGATCACACCGCTATTACCGAGGCCACTGGCTTTACATACGCCAGTCTCGTTGACTCTCCTCCCAGTTCGGTCCAGGACCCGTTCCAGGAATTCCGCAACTACCGCGACCACACCCGTACCTTGATCGACAAGAGCAAGGGAACCGGCCAGGTCATGGCGGCAGGCGACGGTCAGCCCTTTTTCAAGCACATTGGCAAGGCTAAGGGTGGCAATCGCAAGAAATCCCGTACCGAACCCCTGCGGCTCACCGAGGAGGAGAAAGCTTTCCTCAAGACCATCGGAGTTGAGGGGGAGTACGTCCTCCCCCCGAACGACGAGAAATCTATCTTGAAGTCTATGTCCGTGCAGGCCCAGAAACAGACCACTGAGCGTGGTCTCCCCACCCTGGATTCTCCCGCCGCGCTCGCCGCGTGGCTCAGGGCCATGAAGCTGAACGCTGGCACTATGCCAGACATCACTTATGGTGCGCCCTGCCTTGAGAAAATCTTCGCGGGCTTCGACGACACAAGTTCGGGTTGGACCCGGCGCTACCGGAATCTTAGCAAGAAAACTTTCGTGGCTAAGCATGCCGTGGCGCTCGCCCAGCTCGGCTTCGGGCGTCTTCTCGCCCGCGCGTCCTGCTTGGATACCCTTCCCTCCATGACACCGGAGGAAATGGTGCATCTGGGCTTGCGTGACCCCGTCGAACTCTTCGTCAAGGATGAAGGACACGCGGAGAAGAAAGCCACCACAGAGACGTGGCGGCTTATTTGCAACATCTCACTCGCCGACTGCTTGGTCGAGGCCTATTTGGGCAACGACTTGAACAAACAGCAGATTCGCGATTACCAGGGTGGAGCAGTTGTCTCCCACACGTGTGGGATGGGACACCATGATGAAGGCATCGACCGCCTTGGCCAGCATATTGAAAACCTCTTCCCCAACGGGAGGGTGGTTAGCACGGACGCGAGCGGCTGGGACATGTCTGTCTCCCGCGACGCCATTATGGCCGATGCCACTGACCGCGCGTTGCGCGTCTTCCGCTCCGAGGCTTGTCGTGGTTTGACACAGCCGGGCTGCGAGCAGGCCGTGGGCACTGCCCTCGGTTTGTTTGCAGACAAGCTCTGTATGAGCTGCCACACCTTTGTGTCCGGCAACGACATTTGGAGCGTGGAAGTGTACGGAATCACCGCGTCAGGTTTGCCGGACACCACTACCCAGAATTCCTTTATGAGGGCTCTGGGCGCCATCATTGCTGGGACTAAGTCCGCGGGTTGTGCTGGCGACGATCTTCTGTCGAGTTCCCCCTTGAAGGAAGCCGCCCTGCGAAGCCAGGGGACTATTACCAAGGAGGGTATGACAATCTCCAATTGGAAATTGGGTGAAGAGATCGATTTCACTTCCCACGGGCTTGTGCGCAGCCCAGAGGGCAAATGGACCTCGACGTTCAGGAACGTCTCCAAGAGCCTGCACAGGCTTCTGCTTCAGTTCCGGGAGATTCCTCCCGCAGCCGACGTGCTCGGCGGCATTGCGTACGCTATGCGTAACAGTGACGAGCAGCTGAGGCAGCTAGGCGCTTTGTGCGCGTTCAAGGGATGGACCCTGCCGGATAGGTCCGAGTGGGCTTGGGATGGTGAGGTGTGCGCCTGAGAGCGCACTGTCCATAGGCGGGCTCGGGAAGCCCTAAAA